TCACGGTGACCGGATTCCGAGGCGAGTATCGATTCGTGGAGTACGGGCACGACAAGGGTGGGGACTACGCCGTTGTGCAGGTCGGTTCCAAGGATCACCAGCGATTCGTCTTCGTTGATCGGATACGATCGCGATCACGACGTCGTGCATTAGGAAGAGGATCATCATGACGCAAGCCCTCGAACAGATCGAGCTGCAGGACGGTATGCAGCCGGTCACCTTCACCGGCACGCAGCTCGCCGCCGCCTCCAGCCAGCCCGACGGTGACGGTCTGCCAGACCGGTGGACCGAGCTGGCGATCTACCGGACGGTCACGAACAAGTACGTCCTGGAGAAGGTGGGGAGGTCTAACCGCTTCCACACGACCGAGTGCACGGGGCCGGGCAAGAGCGCGCTGCCTTACGACTCGATCTTTGAGGCGCTGGAGGACGTGGACGAGAGCGCCTCAGACGACGACCTGGAGAAGTTCTTCGTCCCGTGCCCGGAGTGCAAGCCATCCTTCGACTCCCTCGACCCGGTGATCGTGGAGCAGGACTTCCACCAGGTCGAACGGTTCGAGAACCCCGAGCAGCTGCTGGAGGCGCTGTACCAGCGCAAGAACGGCGCCGTGCGCCGGCTGTCCAACCTGTCCCGCACCCTGCTCGATGCCGCCGCGCGGAAGGACCCGGCCATCGCTCTGGAGCGGAGCAAGCCGACCGACATCTCCTAGGAAGGACCCACAGGAATGGGAAGGTACGACCTGCCGGATCCGCTGTGCACGCACGTGCCGTCGGTTCGGGTGTCCTCGCATGAAGATCTCAGTGAAGGCCTGCGTTCGACGACGGCGCCTTTTGCTTCCACCTACTGCTGTGTGCGCCAGGCGTGCCAGGAGGACGCGAAGAAGTGGGTGCAGGCGTCTACGAAGCGCAGCGCGGTGTTCGTGGTGCCCCTGGAGGGACGATGAAGAAGCTGTTGCAGGTCGCGGCCCTGGCTGTGGTGGCACGCGTTCGGTACCAGCTGCAGGACACGTGCCGCGTGGCTGTCCACCCGCAGATCGGAACGGTCTGCATCCACTACCCGCAGCGGTGGAAGGTGTGGCGACGTAGAGGTCAGTTCAGGGCTGTGGTGCACTACACCACCGCCAGCGAGCCAGCTCGATCGTGGGAGATCCCGTTCCTCGATGCTCGGGGTCTGGCGTCGATCGGTCTCTACGGTGAGGAGGCTGTGATCGCCTACTGCGAGATCTACGGCACGCGCGTAGACATCTTGTCGTGAGCACTGGACCGCTCGACCAGGTGAAGCTGCACCTGGTCGACAGCTTCGATGAGGTCAGCCAGTTCTTCAGCTGGCTGGGCACTACTCACGAACTGAACGCCATCGCGTGGGACACCGAGACGACGGACCTGAACCCGTACCTCGCGGGGCAGGCTGTACGCCTCATCCAGGTCGGCGACACCATGACCGGGTGGGCGTTCCCGCCCGAGTGGCACGGGGCCGCTCTGGAGGCGCTGAGGGCGTGGGAGGGGGACCTGGTCGGCCACAACCTCCCGTTCGACAACAACTGGCTGCGCCAGCACTACCCCACGCTTTACACCCCGAACTGGCGGCGCTCGCACGACACGATGATGCAGGCGCACGTGGACGACCCCACCCGCTCCCGGGCGCTGAAGAACCTGTCCGGGATGCTCATCGACAAGCGCGCCGCGTCCAGCCAGGGCGCGCTGAAGAAGGCGATGGACGAGCACGGCTGGGACTGGGCCACGGTCCCGATCCAACGCAACGGACCGGCCATGTCGTACTGGTGGTACGGCGCGCTGGACCCCGTGCTCACCGCGCGCCTGCACGTGCACGAGAGCTTCCAGCGCGCCCGCAAGCTCTACAGCCGCTCTTACGAGCTGGAGATGGGCACGATCCAGGCGACCGCGAACATGGAGTTCAAGGGCGCGCTGCTCGACCTGGAGTACTGCGATCGGATGATCTCCACGATCGAGGAGTACGCGTGGCAGGTGCGCCGTTGGGCGAAAGACGCGTTCGAGATCAAGAACCTCACCTCGCCCGGCGAGTGCGCCCGGAAGTTCAAGTCGTGGGGGTATGAGTTCACCGAGAAGACCCCAGGCGGCGCCGACTCGCTGAACAAGGACCAGCTGGAGATCTTCGCTGCTGCCGGCGGCGATGGTGCGGCGCTCGCGCGGGCGATCCTCAGCATCCGACGGGGCGAGAAGTTCAAGGGCCCCTACTTTCAGAACTTCCACGACATGGTGGACAGCAACAACCGAGTGCATCCGACCATCTGGACGTGCGGGACGCGCACCGCGCGGATGTCAGTCACCGATCCCGCCCTGCAGACCCTGCCGAAGAAGGACCCCACCGTCCGGGATGCGTTCATCCCGGCCGAGGGGCACCTGCTCATCTCGATCGACGCCGACCAGATCGAGTTGCGCCTGGCGACGCACTTCAGCCGTGACCCGGGCTTGGTCAAGGCGTTCGCCACCGGTGACGACTTCTTCTCCGTGGTCGCCTCCGAGGCGTACGGGATGGCCATCGACAAGGACGACCCGCGTCGTGGGCTGATGAAGAACGGGATCTACGCGACCCTCTACGGCGCCGGCATCGCGAAGATCGCCGCTACCGCTGGTGTGCCGTTCGAGGCCATGGACGCGGTCATGGAGAGCTTCCACCGCCGCTTCCCGGGCATCCGCCAGCTGCAGGCGGACGTCGAGCAGGAGGCCAAGCGACGGGGCGCGCTGGAGGGCCGGCCGTACGTCCTCACCCCGTTCGGCCGGCGGATGCCGGGCGACATCGGCAACGAGTACGCCTTGATCAACTACATGATCCAGTCGCACGCGGCTGAGATCCTGAAGCAGGGCATCGTTGACCTGGAGCTGGCCGGCCTGGGGCAGTACATCATCCTGCCGGTGCACGACGAGCTGGTGTTGGAGGTGCCGATCCACCTCCGCGAGGAGGTGCTGCACGTCCTGAAGCGCACGCTGGACAACGTCGGCAAGGACTACCTCGTCCCCCTTACGTGGGGGCCCGACGTCATGGAAGAGCGTTGGGGGCAGAAGTACAAGAAGAAGAAGGAGGCGGCATGACGGCGTCGGAGGGCGAACTGACCTTTCCAAAGCCACCCGATGAATTGCTTGACAGCGAGGCGTACGAGCTGGCAAGATTGCGGGAGCGAGACCGCCTCCGCCAGTACGGCGACAGCCTCTTCGAGGCGAAGCGCCAGCGGATCGAGGCTCAGGAAGAGGAGTTCCGCAGGATTCGGATCCCCGTCGGCATCATCTGGCGAGACCCCCGAGACATGCAGGGGTGGGGAGGGTACATCCTCGACGATGAGGAGCGCGAGCTGCTCGACCTCATCAGGAAGCACAGGAAGGGGAGATCATGAACCGACTCACTGCCGGAGCCGTTGGGCTGTTCGCCAGCAGCGGATTGGTGCTCACCGGCTGCGCCGTTCCGGGCACTGCCGCCAGTCCGTGCGACTCGTTGCCGCGCGCCAGCCAGGCCGATATCGCCCGCGCCAACCAGGGCGAGGAGATCGAGCAGGACGTCCAGACCGGTACCAAGGTCGAGAAGAAGAAGGACAAGCGCACGGGCAAGGTCAAGAAGGTCAAGGTCCCCGTCTACGCCGAGTGCGATCTTGTTCGTGGTTCGTGGGAGCTGGATGAGGATTGATGGCTGAGCATCTGTGGCGAGCCGGCGGCGTCATCTACGTCCGCAGGAATGGGAAGATCTATCGGATCAAGGAGAAGGAGGTTACGACGTGAGCAGCTCATCCAGTCGTAAGGGGTTCAAGGGCGACGGCGACGCGAAGAAGAAGCGCGACCTGATCAAGCTGATCGTGGTCACCGTGGTGATTTTCATTGTGATCTTCATCCTCTACCGGGTCGACTTCTTTGGTCTTCTCGGGTGAGCACCCTCGTCGCGTTTCTGCTGTCCGGTGGGGCAGTCGTCAGTGGCGTGCTCTTCGTCATCTTCAAGGGGTTGCTCGGCGGGACCGTCAGCCACCTGTGGAAGCGGTACCTCGATCGCAAGGCCCGAGCGCACGAGGGGTCACGATGTACTCATTCGCCCGACGGGTCCAGGTAGTGGCTCCGATCTTGCACTTGCACGGCAAGGTGCCGTGCAACGGCACCGACTGCGCCCCCAAGGGGCAGGATCCACCGAAGCTCACTGCTGAGGAGCTGGAGGCCGCCGGCATCCCCTTCGAGCAGGGGATGGAGGCGCAAGGCATCTGCCCTGGTACCGGTGAGACCTTCCAGAAGTGTTTTGCCTCCTCGTGCGACTGCTTCCTGGACAACAATACGATCCACAACTACGTCAGAGCGTGTCAGCGTGAGGTGATCCGTCAGGCGCAGTCCCGTCGCGAGCAAACCTCGTGAGCGAAGATGAGGTGTGCAGGGATACGTCTTCGCCGTCGACCCAGGTCTCACCACTGGGATCTCCGTGGTGGCTGTGGATGGTGGAGAGGCTGTTCAGCTCGCAGTACTCCAGGTCTCCCATCGAGACTTCGGTTTCCTCGCGGAGCTGGTCATCCCGACGCTGCGGCCTCACGTCGTCGTTGAGGACTTCATCATCACCGCCAGCACGTCGGCCAAGACGCAGGCGCCCTGGAGCCTGAAACAGCTTGGGGTGGCGGAGTACCTCGCCGCCAAGTACGACTGCCCCTTCGTGACTCAACCTCCTTCAGCAGCGAAAGCGTTCGTCTCGAACGACAAGCTGAGGGGTCTCGGCTGGTACGCCAGGGGGCAGGATCACGGGCGCGACGCGCAGCGTCACGCCGTCCTCTACCTCGTCCGCCACGGGTGGTGGGACGACGCTCTGAAGGGAACTTAGGAATGCAGGTCGTCTGGAAAGAGAAGTTGGACTGGGGTAACGCCGAGAAGCAGCTGGTCATGCTGCCCGTCCCCGCCAAGATCGTGCACGTGGACTTCCAGGGTGGTGATCTCACCTTCTGGTTCCTCACCGACCCGGGTTCGAACGTCCGTGAGGGCCGCTGGTTCCAGGTGTTCGGCACCGGTCACGAGGATGTGCCGGAGGGTTCGAAGTACCTGCACACCTTCCAGCGGGGCTGGCTCGTGCTGCACCTCTTCGAGCTGCCCTACGAGGAGGATCGGCCGCCTAGTCTGCACGTATGAGGCGTGCCGCCGTGCTCCTGGCCACCATCCCGCTCGTCTTCCTCGGCCAGGGGGTAGCGGCAGCGCACACCGGACCCGAGCCGGCGACCCCGAGCAACATGGGGGAGCACCCGTGGCCGACCGACGGGTGCTCACACGTGCCCGACTCAGGTACCGCGCAGTCGGGAGCGGTGTCCGGGCCGTTCGACTTCCTCCACGCGTGCGCGCATCACGACGGCTGCTACCGATTGCACGACGGCACCCGGCTCAGCTGCGACAACAGGTTCCTGGACAACATGCTCGCCTCGTGCGAGGAGATCGGATCCAACGTCGCGTGTCGGGACCGAGCGAACGTCTACTACCTCGGAGTCCGCTGGTTCGGGCACGTGGCGTGGGAGAACTACGAGATCAACGCTCCGATGGACGGAGCACTCTAAAGCTTGACAACGGAAGGCTTCGTAAAGCAAGATTGTCCTCGTTGCAGGAATAGGAAGCAAGGAGGACACTTGTGAGCGTGGTCTCAGCCGAACGTCGTGAGGACGTCATCACCGTCCACAGCGAGTTCCGCGACAAGGACCTGATCCGTCTCGTGCCGGGCGCCGCCTGGGACGGCGACACCCGCCTCTGGCGGGTGCCGCTGTCCTGGGCGTCGTGCCGCGTGCTGCGCGGTGTCTTCCAGGAGCGGCTGCAGGTCGGCCCCGAGCTGACCGACTGGTCGTGGAGCCACTATCAGAACATCGTCGAGCCGGCGATGAAGCTGCGCGACGCCACCTTCGCCGAACCCGTAGACGCGCGCCTGTACGGCTATCAGAATGTCGGCGCCCGCTTCCTGGCCATGCACGAGTGGGCACTGCTGCTGGACGACATGGGCACCGGCAAGACGGTGCAGGCGATCAAGGCGATCGAGCTGCGTGAGACCGAAGGACGAGAGCCGTACCCGGCTCTCGTCGTCTGCCCCAACTCGATGAAGCGCACGTGGGTGAAAGAGTTCGCCCGCTGGTACTCCGAGGCGCGCGTGGTCGCGCTCGACGGCTCCCGTGCCAAGAAGCTGAAGATCATCGAGCAGGTCAGGGACGGCGCCGCCGACGTCCTGATCGTCAACTGGGAGGGCCTGCGCCATCACTCCCGCCTGGCCGGCTACGGCTCGGTCCGGCTGCAGGGGTGCAAGGTGTGCGACCCCTCGGAGAAGCGCGAGCAACGGCTGTGTCACCGCTGCCCGAAGGAGCTGAACGAGGTCGCGTGGCGCACGATCGTCGCCGACGAGGCGCACCGTGCGAAGGACCCGAACGCCCAACAGACCCGCGCGCTGTGGTCGCTGCGGACAGAGGCGACGACCCTTCGGATCGTCGCAACCGGCACGTGGACCGCCAACGGGCCGCAGGACGCGTGGTCCCAGCTCCACTTCTGCGACCCGAAGTCCTTCCCGGGCAAGACGAAGTTCATCGACCGCTACCTGCTGGTCCAGTACAACCCATTCGGCGGTATGGAGGTGACCGGGCTCAACCCGCTCACCAAGGCCGAGTTCGAGTCGATCATCGACCCGCACATGATCCGCCGCACGAAGGCTGAGGTGCTGCCCGACCTCCCAGAGAAGGTCTACTCCGTGCGCGAGGTCGAGATGGCGCCCAAGCAGCAAAAGGCTTACGACGACATGGTGACCAACATGGTCGCCGAGCTGAAGAACGGCGACCGCGCCGTGGCCCTGGACCCGATCGTGCAGCGCACCCGCCTCATCCAGTTCTCCAGCGCCACCGGCGCAGAGATCCAGGTGACCTGGCGCAAGGATCCCGAGACGGGTGAGAACAGGCGCTCGGAGCGGGTCATCCTCGCCGAGCCGTCGAACAAGATCGACGCTCTCATGGAGATCCTGGAGGAGGCGAAGGGCAAGCCGCTGGTCGTCTTCGCCGTGTCCACCCAGCTGCTCAACCTGGCCAGCGCTCGACTGGAGAAGGCGAAGATCCCGCACGGTTTGATCACCGGTCAGCAGAGCCTGATCGAGCGAAACATGCACATGGAGATCTTCCAGGCCGGCAAGTACCCAGCGATCCTCTGCCAGGTGCAGGCCGGCGGCACCGGCATCACCCTGACGGCGGCGGATACGGTGGTCTTCCTGCAGAACACGGACAGCGCGGTGGACCGCAAGCAGGCGGAAGACCGCTGCCACCGCAAGGGTTCCGAGATCCACGACTCGATCAACATCATCGACATCCGTTCAGCGGGCACCATGGAGGAGCAGCAGGAATGGAACCTGGCGATGAAGCAGGGCAGGCTCCAGGAGCTGCTGCGGGATTCCGAGCGGATGGTTCGGCTGCTGAAGCGCACGTAATCCCGCCCATCAGCAACAGCGAGCTGGGCACCTTCGCGGACTGCCAGCGGCGCTGGTGGTTCACCTACGTCCTCAACCGAGGCGTCAAGCGCGAGCACCAGGCGGTCACCGGCGCCCTGGCGTTCGGCACCCGGATCCACAGTTGCCTGGAGCGTCACTACCAGAACGGTGAGAACGCCCTGGCGGTCTATGAGGAGCTACACGAGCAGGCCGCCCAGGAGCTGGTGCAGATCGAGATCGCCAGGGGCAGCTCCGACCCCGAGCAGCGGAAGAAGCTCGACGACGAGCACTCCCTGGGCCGGGCGATGTTAGAGGGCTTCGACCAGTGGGCGGCTGACACCGGTTTGGACGAGGGGATGACCTTCCTGCAGGCGGAGCAGCTGGTGCAGGTCGACAGCGGCATCCCGGGCATCCAGCTGCGCGGCAAGCTCGACCAGGTGTGGCGCCGCGACATCGATGGTGCGCTGATGTTCCGCGACTTCAAGACCGCCGCCGATCTGCGCTCCGGGCCGGCCAGCCTGCCGCGCGACGAGCAGATGATGTTCTACGTCATGCTCATGCGCCTGGACCACATTCAGCACGGCGACGGCAGCGGCACGTGGGGCGGCGTACCGCGCGGCGGCATGTACACGATGCTGAAGAAGGTCAAGCGTTCCGATCGGGCGAAGCCGCCCTTCTTCGACCAGCACGAGATCATGTTCAACGATCGCGCGATCCGCTCCATGTGGCTGCGCACGCACCGTCGGATCCAGCAGATGCTGGACGCCCGTGAGGCCTTGGCCTCGGGGGCGAGCCACCAGTACGTTGTGCCTCCGCGCCCGAGCAAGGACTGCTCGTGGAAGTGCCCGTTCGTCGCTGTGTGCCCGATGGCGGACGACAGCTCGGACGAGACGCTGTTCGCTGTGCTCGATCAGGTGTACGTCGAGAAGGACCCGTACGAGTACTACGGCGACGAGAAGCAGCTCGACGTCTGATACACTGAACCTCCTTGGAACAAAGGAAGTGACGCATGACAATCCTTGGACGATCTATCTCCGTTCTCGTGTACTCGGAGTCCAAGGTCGGCAAGACAACGGTCTGCAATACAGCTCCAGCCCCTAGGCTGATCCTGGATGCAGAGATGGCGTCCCGGTTCCTTCCGGGATCTCAGGTCCGCTGGAACCCTCACACCGAGCCTCCGCCCGTTGCCGACGGGACGTGGGAGACGTGCATCGTGGTCGTCCGCGACTACCTGACGATGCTGCGCGTCATGCAGTGGCTGGAGAGCGGACAGCACCCGTTCGAGAGCGTCTGCATCGACTCGATCTCCGAGATCCAGAAGCGCCTGCGCGATCAGGTCACCGACGGCACCGGTCAGATGGACCAGCAGCGGTGGGGCGAGCTGCTCATGCACATGGAGTCGCTGATCCGGAAGCTCCGCGACCTCACCGAGCACCCGACCAAGCCGATCACCGCCGTCGTCATCACCGCGATGACCGAGCTGCGAGACGGCAAGTGGCGACCCCTGGTGCAGGGCGCGCTCCGCGACACCCTTCCCTACTTCGTGGACATCTGCGGCTACATGTTCGTGCAGCAGATGCCTTCGGAGGACCCCACCCAGCCGGGCCCCGAGATCCGCAGGATGCTGACCAGGCCCAACGCCACATTCGTTGCCGGCGAGCGGGTTCAGGGTCGTGTCCCTCAGTACGTCGATGGGCAGGCCGTCAACATCTCCGTGATCTTGGACATGGTCTTCGGCCCTGTCCCTCAGACCTCCCCTGCACCTGCGGAGGAGAGCACCACCCCCGCGCAAGCCCAGTAGGGCCGCGCCCCCTCTAGGTAAGGATCCGCAGTGACCCAGCCCGACACCGGCTACAACTACGGCGAGCTGTTCAACAAGCACGGCGGGGAGGCCGAGCCGCTTCCCGAGGGCACGTACGAGGCCGTCGTCACCGAGGCGAAGACGAAGTCTTCGGCCAGCGGCGGCAAGCCGCAGGTGGTGATCCAGTTCAAGATCGTGGATCATCCGAAGTTCTCGAACCGGAAGCTCACCAACACCTTCACGGTGAGCACCGACAGCGAGGCGGCGATGAACATCTTCTTCCGCCAGATGGCTGCTCTTGGTTTCGGCGGAGAGTTCTGGGCCGCCAACCCGCAGAACCCGCTCCCCACGCTGGCTGCTCAGGTGGTCGGTCGTCGGGCGCGGATCCAGGTCAAGATGCGCCCTTACCAGGGCGTGGACCGACCGAACGTGGCCAATGTGATGCAGTCCGGTGGCGGCGCCGCCGGTCTTGGTGGCGGCCTGCCGCCGGCTCCGGGCGGTCTCACGCCGCCTCCGCTGCCGGTGGCACCTCCGATGCCCGTCGCACCTCCGGTGGCGCCGCCTCCGGTTGCTGCGACTCCTCCGGTCGTGCAGACTCCGGTTCCCCCGCCGGTCGTGGAGCCGGCTCCGGTCGTGCAGGAGCAGGTCCCGGCGCCCGTGCCGGCCGCTCCCGTGCAGGAGCAGGCGCCGCCGGCTCCGGTTCCGGAGAGCGTGAGCACGGTGCCTCCGGCGCCTGCAGTGCCCTTCTGATCAAGCTGTAGGACGGATCCTGCGATACGGCTTGACAGGATCGCAGGACCCGCCTTACGGTGGTCCCAGAACAACTACACAGAGCTTCGAGGCGGGTCGCAGTGATCCGTTCAACTGGGAACTATGGGTTGCTGGTTCAAATCCAGCCCACCCGACTAGCTCGGGTGGTAGCTCAATCTGGTAGAGCAATAGTATAAAAACGGGTTACGTCCCTTTATCCGCCTCGCACACAGACCCGAGAGACGGGTCGAAGTGTTTCGGTTATCGCCTCTTAAGCCGGTGGTGCGGGTTCGAGTCCCGTCGGCGGCTTCGGCTGCTGTAGCTCAATTGGCAGAGCGCCGTTACCGATCACACCCCCTTATCCGTCTCTCACAAACTGTACGAGTGGGTCGAACGTGTATCGGTTACCTCTGCAACAGGAGAGACGCGGGTTCGAATCCCGTCGCTGGCTTCGGTCGGTGTGGACTAGTGGCCTAAGTCGCTAACCCCGAGACACAATCCCTTATCCACTCGTGCTCTACCAGGACGGGTCGCGCGTGTTCTGTCGGTTATCGTCCGCCAACCCTGGATGCTCCCCCGACTCACGCATATTTATCCGTCCGCCCTGAAAACTAGTGGTCAGGGTCGCCGCGTTCCGGTTAACTGGAGAAAGGTGGTCAGCCGCTAAGGCTGGCTGCTGAGGGTGTTCAAATCACCTGGGAGGCTTGCCGCCCGAATATCCGGTCCGCACCTTTTATCCTGACCACCTAACTGAACACGAGCAGGGTCGAAGTCTTACGGTTCTCAGGTTCGATCCCTGGACGCGGTTCGCCGCGACTGGCAAATACCGTTTGACACCTCTTATCCTGCTCACCTACGCTTCGAGGCCCTGGCGGGTCGTTCGGCTTTCGGTTACCCCTTCGGAGAGAATCCCCGATAGCCACTCCATTTATCCGCCAGGCCTCGGGGTGTGTTCCCAGGAATCGAGAGGAAGGAAGATCATGCCCAAGGCACTCCAGGATGTCCGTCTCGGCGTCACGCCGCAGGGTGAGCAGGCCGTCTCCGGCCAGGTGCAGAACTCGGCCGGCGGCTTCGTGTTCCAGGTTGACGAGCTGCAGCGCATTCGGCGCTTCCTCGTCCTCGGAACCGACGGTGGCACCTACTACACCAGCCAGCAGAAGCTCACCATCGACAACGCCAAGTTCCTGGTCGACATGGCCAAGCGACGCGGTGGTGACGTGGTGCACGAGATCGTCTCGGTTTCCGACGTCGGCTCGGCGCCGAAGAATGACCAGGCGCTGTTCGCCCTGGCGATCGTCTCGATCTACGGCGACATGCACGGCCGCCAGCGGGCGTACCGCGCGCTGTCAAAGGTCGCCCGTACCGGGACGCACCTGGCGCAGTTCCTGGAGTTCCGCCAGCAGCTGAGCCCGACCAAGGGCTGGAGCGCCGGCCTCCGCAAGGCGGTCAGCGCCTGGTACCTGGAGCGGACGCCGGACCAGGCGGCCTACCAGATGCTGAAGTACCCGAACCGGAACGGCCGTGGGCACGGAGACACCCTTCGCCAGGCGCACCCGAACACGGGCACTTTCGAGCCGGTCGGCCACAACGCGCTGTTTCGTTGGACGGTGGGCAAGGACGTGCCGGAAACGGCGCTGCCGAAGCTCGTCCGTGGTGTGACCCGCGCGAAGGGTTCCGGCTCGTCGGCTGAGACCGCTCGTCTCGTACGGGGCTACGGCCTCACGTGGGAGATGGTGCCGACCGAGCACCTGAACGAGCGCGTCGTTTGGGAGGCGCTGCTGGAGGAGGACAAGGTCGGGATCACCGCCCTCATCCGCCAGCTGCCGCGTCTGACCAACATCGGGCTGCTCGCTGACAAGACGTGGCAGAACGCGGTCACGGCGCGTCTGACCGACCCGGAGCTGCTCCGTAAGGGGCGGGTCCACCCGATCAACGTGCTGGTCGCCATGCGGACGTACGCGTCGGGGCACGGTGAGCGCAGCTCCAACACCTGGCAGCCCGTCCGCCAGGTCGTGGACGCGCTCGACGCCGGCTTCTACGCGGCGTTCGAGTCGGTCGAGCCGACCGGGAAGCGCCGCATGATCGCGCTCGACGTGTCGGGCTCGATGAGATCGCCGGTCGCCGGCCTGCCGCTGAACTGCCGGGAGGCGTCCGGAGCCATGGCTATGGTCACCATCGCCCGCGAGCCAGACACGTACGTGGTCGGCTTCACCGGCGGCGGGATGCACAGCCTGAGCTACGGCGGTTACCGCAGCTACGGTTCACCGGTGCGGCGGCAGAACACTCGCAGCGTGGACGACCTGACGGTGCTGGACCTCTCGGCCCGGCGCCGGCTGGACGACAACATCCGGCACATCACCGGACTGCCGTTCGGTGGCACGGACTGCGCGCTACCGATGCTGCACGCGTCGGCGAAGGGCCTGGAGTTCGACTCGTTTGAGGTTTACACCGACAACGAGACGTGGGCGGGATCGATCCACCCGTTCGAGGCCCTGCAGCAGTACCGCAAGGACTCGGGCATCGCGGACGCGGCGCTGGTGGTCAACGGCATGACGGCCACCGAGTCCACGGTCGCGGACCCGAGCGATGCTCGGATGCTGGACGTGGTCGGTCTCGACGCTGCGGCGCCGGGTCTGATCAACGCCTTCATCGCCGGCCGGGTCTGATCGTCATGGCCCGGGTCGTCACAGCGGTCGCTGCCGACGACCCGGGCATGACGCTCGGGCAGGCGGTGTGGCTGCTGACGCCGGGTGCGTGCGCGTCTGCTCCTAGATCGTCCAGCCTGACCGGAGTCACGCCCGGGTGAAGCTGGGCAAGTTGCGGGACCAAGGTCTCTTACGTGATCTCGCCCCCGCCAGTGAAGGTGTGAGCCGCCCTCGGGACGGAAACGAACTGGTCCTCAGCCTGTGCACGGGTTGGGGCGTGCTGGTTCCCCGATGCGGTATGCCGGTGGATAGTGGTCCACAGGTATCCGACACTGAAAGATCATGATCTCTTCAGGAAGCGAGAACGCCGTGGTCACTGCCACGAACGTCTACCTCCCCTCGGCGTACCCCAGCCACCCACACGCTTCAGAGCACGCGAGACGGATTGCCCGCAACGGGCTGATGTTCCTCGCCGAGGTCGGCTCCGGTGTCCACGGCATCACCGTGGACGGAGGGTCGGATGACACCGACTACATGGGCATCACCGTCGAACCACCTCAGTGCATCACCGGCCTGGAGACCTTCTCCCAGTTCCAGCGGCACACCGCCTGGGATCGCCCTGGCGGCCTACGTGAGCGCTCCGGACAGGGTGACGAGGACTACGTGGTCTACGGGCTCCAGAAGTTCGCCAGGATGGCGCTGGCGGGGAACCCGTCGATTCTCAACCTCCTCTTCGTGCCGGACAGCGCCATCCACTTCAACTGCTTACACGCACGCGAACTGCTGAGAAATGCGCACTGGTTCGTCAGCAAGCAGGCTGCGAGCCGGTACCTCGGTTACCTGCACCGTCAGCGTCTCGGTATGACCGGCGAGATCGGCGCGAAGGTCAAGCGGCCAGAGCTGGTCGAGAAGTTCGGCTACGACACGAAGTACGCCAGTCACGCGCTGCGCCTCGGCTTCCAGGGCGCCGAGCTGCTCAGTACGGGCTCGATCACCCTGCCCATGCCGGAGTCGCAGCGCGAGATGGTACTTGCGATCAAGCGGGGCGAGGTCTCGAAGGAGGACGCCCTGCTGCAAATCGAGGTGGTGGAGCAGGCGCTGCAGTACATGGCGCAGTACAACTCGTTGCCCGAGCACCCGGACCGCACCGCCGTGAACCACTGGCTGCACCTCACCTACCTCGATCGCTGGCCGGAGTGAGCTTCTACGCTCGTTGGGCCGCCCTAGGGCTGTTCACGGCGTTCTGGACCATCACCAGCGTGCTGGTCTTCGACGGTTCTGACGTTGTGATGGGCATCGCCGGCATGGTGGTGGCGGCGCTCATCACGGCGCGGGTGTGGGTTGGTCCCCCTGAGCCTCAGAAGAACTACCCGAGCACGGTGCGTGGCCGCCGGCAGGGGTAGTCTGGAAGATCACGGGCAGATAACTGGGAGATCATCATGACCGGTCGCCACCACGCTGACCCGCACTCGTTCCGTCGCCACACCACCGCCATCGGAGTTGCCACGCTGCTCTTCGTCGGCGTTCCCGGTGTCGCGCTCGCGCACAACCACCTGCTCAACCCGAGCGCGGCGTGCAACCAGAGCGGTGACGGCACAAGCCCTGGCAACTCGGGCGAAGCGAACCTGAACCCCGCCGGCAAGCCGGTGGGCAAGGCGAACTCCAGCGCCGACCGCTCGAACTGCAAGAATGAGATCTCTGTACCCCCCATGCCGACATCAGACGAACTCTTGGGCGTCTTCGGCGCCATGCGGGTCGGCTAGGCCTCTTCCCCTCGCGTGAGAGCTGACGCCCCCGTCAATCCGGTGAGGATGGGCGGGGGCGGCAGCTTGAAGCCACCGGCCTCCAGGATCCGGTAGACGCCCGGGTCGTTGAGCGCTCCCCAGACCAGCTTCTCCCACGCGGTCAGTGCGCGGATCTGTCCCTGGAGACGCTCGATGTCTGCGATACACCCGGTGCGGTGCTGCCGCACCGTCGCTTCCAGGGTTTCTGCCTCCTCCTCCAGAGCGGTGATCTTCCGGTCGTCCTCGTCGCGAGCAGCGCGGAGCCGTGTGATCTCCAGTCGGAGGTCTGCGGTCATGGCCTGCCACTCGGCGAGGTCCATCCGGCGGCCCTCGGTCTTCGCCGTCTCAGCAGCCAGCTCCTTGTCCGCCTTGGCCTTCCGGTCGGCCGTCTTCACGGCGTACTTGTACGCCAGCCAGGGGCCGATCAGCGTCGTGAAGACGATCGGGATGATCAGAGCCAGCCACGCCTGAGTGGACATCGTGTCCGCGACGTTGGAGGGGTCCACTACCGCACCGTGCCTTCCGGGTTGCCCTCCTCGTAGGGGAACGAGTGTGGGGGCCCCGTTTCGTTCGTGGAGGGCGGTTCCTCCACCTCTGGCTCGGCCGCCGTGCCTTCCAACGGGACCGGCAGGACCGGCACACCCGGCGGGGCCGGCGGCGGGGCTCCCTCCAGCTGCATGGCCCACAGGAAGACCCAGATCGACGCGGCCTGGGGGATGTGGATGGCCAGCATGTGCCAATCGACGGTGCCATCCGTCTCGATCACCCGGAGGTTGAAGAACGCGTGGAACGCCAGCTCGACGTGTGTAAGTCCGCACAGCAGGAAGAAGGACAGGCCGGCAAGCCACGCTCGAAGGCTCATGCCCTTGGCCATGCCCTTGCGTCGGGTGATCAGCAGCGAGGCGAAGAGGTAGCCGGAGACGATGATCAGGTTCGAGACGTAGAAGATCCACCCGGACAGGGTCGGTAGATCGATCATCAACTCGGCTCCTCCTTCCCAGGGTCGAGCAGGCGTCGAAGGACGAGGAGATCCCGCTGGACGAGAAACACGTACGCCGGCAGGCCGAGGCCGACACCGGCCATGACGAGCACGAACCACCACGGCGTGGAGCCGTCAGGTGCGCGGATCCGCCAGTTGAAGAAGCCGATCGCTGCGAAGACGAAGTGCATGATGGCGGCGCTCCCGTGCGCCACCATGCCGATGGCTCTCGTGGTTCGTCGGATCCCGGACATGAAGGACCACTGCACCACCAGCAGTACCAGGGAGCCGGTGTGCGTGACGGCAGCGATCAGGTGGAAGACGAAGTACAGCCACGCCGACAGGGGCGGGAGGGCGAGCGCAGCTGCGGTGATCACGTCGGTGCCCGGCCTCTCGGTGAGGGTACAGGAACCCTTCGTGCACAGGTTACGCGGTCGACCACCCTGTCACGGGCGACCTACTTTGGAACGGTTTCGAAACCTAGGGCGGACGTTGGCAGGTTGTGCCAACTACTTCTTCGACTTTCGAGTCTTTTGCGGGTCATCGTCCTTCAGACGTCCTCGAAACTTCGTATCCGCGTCGTCGTAGTTGGCCGCCGCCTGCTCGACCACGATCCATGTCAGACCGCACCTCGTGCAGTAGAAGTGGGGGAGCTTGTCCGGGTCCCTGTTCTTGACCGTGGTGTGGTCCTTCTCATCCGGACCGAGAGCTTCGTTGAAGCCGATGAAGTGCCCCTCCCGGTCGCACATCTCGGCAAGCACAGCTGTACGCATCTCGTCAGTGATTTCGATCTTTCTCGACTTTCCCACGTCTCTCCTTAGGTCCAGATGAGCCAATTGACGGCGATGAAGTGAGGACGAAGATCGGTCGTCGCTGGTCCGCCGCTAGGAGTCTCAGTGACTGTGTGCGTGGTCGGTCCGGCCAGGGATTCGTTGACGGTGTGCGGACCGGCACTGACCGGTGCGACATCCGTACCGTGGTCGTGTAGACCGTTCGTCGTCGTGCGGACACCACCGTGTCCGTGCCCGCCTCGGGTGATGTTTGCGTTGCTGGTGATCGAGTACCCCGTGCCAGCGGTCGCCGTGGTTCCCAGGTAGACATCGCTGTTGTGGAAGCCGTGATCACCACCGCTGGGAATCCCAGGCGTGTCATGGATGTGCTCGCCACCCATTGCCGTGTCCGCCGGGTGGTCGTGGTTGCCGTGCGTGGCGACGGTGACACCGTGGTCATGTGAAGTGTGGTTGGCTACCGAGATATTGTGATCATGCTGCGGCAGCTGGGCAGGCGCGAGTTGTGACAATCCTCGATGACCACCAATAGCACCGAGAGAGTATGAATCGAGTCCAAGCGCGCCGGCGCCGACCGGGAATCGTCCTCGAAAATCGGGCAGAGTGAAGGTTGTGGCTCCGTCACCAGTGGTGAAGAGAAAATTATTATTCGTGTAGAGTGAGAAGTCATCAATGTTCAGCGTGGTACCGGTCGTCGGCGTGATGAAGTCATCGTGGATGTAGACCGTCGCACTCGTGTAACCGATCGGAACAGCGAAGGTGTAGGTGTAGCGGATCCACGTGTTAGCTGCGGACGGGGTGAAGGTCGAATTGACCAGCCGGAAGTTCGTCGTGCCGTTCGAGTGATTCAGCTGAACAACGGCGCCGTACATGATCGTGGAAGAGGCGTACGCCCAGAAGCTCCACACGTACGTCCGGCCGGTCGTGACCGTGTGCGTCTGGGAGACATAGCCGTCGCCCGAAGTGGTGTTGGCCCGGGTGAGCAGCAACGAGCGAGTTCCCGAGTAGGCGCGAGCCGTACTGTTCGTCTGAGTCCAGTTCGACCCGATGGACATCGTGCCGCCGTCTTCGAAGTCCGTCGTGACGGTCGTTGCCGCACCTACCAGCCCGTTGATCTGCGCCCACGCCCACAGCGCGGGGTACCCGGCCCTGGTGAGAGTCTGTCCCTGGCAGAGCAGCGTGTTCGGCTTTGCTACCGGTGAGATCGACGGCTCGATGTCACCAGTCGGCCGGCGGGGCATCCGGTTCACTGCACCGAGCACGAGGTAGACGTCCGTGTTCGTGCCCTGGCCGAGCATGACGTCATCGCCCAGGGTCGGGAAGTAGGGCGAGACGTAGGGGACGTTCAGGACTGTCACGGGATCTTGTGCGTCGGACAGCGTGACGTTGACCGATGTCGGCGCGCCGGGCGAGCTGGCGGAGGTGTTGACCTTGACGATCGTGCCGGTACGCCGGACGTAGCTCACGTAGAGCGAGTTCGCCGTCGGGCCGATCACCGTGATGTCAGTGTCGACCACGTTTACCTGGACGACCTCGTCCAGCGCCGGGTGGTAGGAGGCGTCGTAGGAGACGTGCGGAATGATCACACCACCGAGGTCGATGCTGACGGTGGAGTCCTCAGGATGGATCGCGGTGATCACCGCCCACCGACGCCGGACCGAGATCGGGTCCGGTTCACCAGCCACAGCCACGCCGGTAGCGATGGCGGAGGAGATCTCGCCGAGCGCTGAGGGCAGCGTGACCGGAATGTCAAAGCTGATCCCGGTGCCGGTGTTATTCGTGTAGTCAGGGCTGGTCACGCCATCCGCCTCTGCTCAGTGGCGACTGCCATGACGGACTCGCTGTCCAGTGGGATGCTCAGCGAGCTGATCACGAACGGGTGGTCGAGCTTGATCCGCCCACGCTTGATCCGGACGACGTCACCCACCTGCAGTCGAGGATCGGTGATCGAGTCGAGCGTGACGGCGAACTCCGCCTTGCCCACCCGTCGCAGCAGCGTGTTCGCCGTCGCCAGAGCCTGAGCCTCGGTCTTGATGATCGAGGTCTGGAAGAAGTAGGGGATGCGCAGCGGGGTATCGGTCCGCCAAACTGCCACTCGGATGGGGTCGACGACTTCGGAACCCTCCGTGTAGACCACCACGCCGGTGTACATCCGCTCGGCGTCGTTGTTCCGCTTCAGGCCCGTGATCGTGCAGTTGGGGCCCTCCTCGAACGTCTTCACGATCGGATCGACGTCGGGGTCGGGGATCTTGCGCAGGACCACCACGTCGTTCTCATCGAAGAAGAGTTCGAGACCGTCAGCGGTGGCGATCTTCGTCGCGTCATCCCACGGGTCGGCCTGGTCGGCGGAGACGCCGAGGATCATCGCCGGCACGCTCGCCTGGGTCGGCACGAAGTTGTACTTCAGGCCCGGCATCCGGTTGTCCAGGATGTTCTTGATCGCCGTGGCGGTGTTCGTCCCGCTGGCGATGACGTACGGCTCCGTCCAGCGCAGGCGGGAGATGATCTTTGATCGATCGAAGCCGGAGAACTGGATCGAGAGGTCGGCGTCGGTATCGGTGATCTGCGGGTTGTACGGCGCGAAGGTGCCTAGCGGCAGCAACTCCTCAGTGCCGTCGTACCGCCAACGGATGCCTCGGTAGAGCCGGACCATGTACCCCGAGTACGGCTGCAGCATCGCGCTGGCGACATCGGGCACCAGCAGCCCTTCCGGATCCTGCAGGGTGATCGAGCACTCGCGGCGCGTTTTGCGGGAGGCGTCGATCGAAATCGACCCGCTGATCACGTTGAGCGTGGTGGTGACCTGCTTGCCGACGGGATCGAGCACCTCGCACCGCAGCGCCACGTCGTGGCTGCTGGCGACGTCCCGGGCGAACCGTGCACTGGACCCCTGCATCAGCTTCCTTCGTCATCCCATTCCAGCAGGTCGAGCGGACGATACTGCTCCACCCACGCCTGCTCGATCGTACGGTGCGGGGTGCGGTGCGGAAGCGGACGCGCCTCGGGCGAGTCACCCTGGACCCGGATGAAGATCGTGTCCCCCCGCGTATCCCCCTGGTCGGGTGGGACGCGCAGCAGCAGCACGCCGGAGGTCTCCACAAGCTCCTGGAAGGCCTCGCGCTCTTCTCGGGTCCAGGTGACTAGCTTGAAAGAGCCCTCCCGGAGTCCGCGCGTCCCGGTCGTGACGACGGCGTCCGCGCGTCCGAGCGGCCGGAACTTGCCCTGCCGGATCGGCCGGACGATGTCACCGAGCGACTGCGGACCGAACGGCCGGGCGGTGTTCACGCGCAGCGGGTCGGACAGCCACAGCCAGCCCGAGGTCCAGATCAGTGGCCCGATCATGCCTGGTTCGCTGGTCAGCACCGCCCCACCCGGATAAACGGTTGAGGTGACCACCTCGTAGTCGTGCTGCTCGCCGATGTGGATCTCTTCGTCCCGCAGGGTGACCAGCTGCGTGGTCGTCGGAACGGGGACCTGCTGTGCGCGCCGGATGAGCCGGTCGTGTTCGATATCACGCACGGACACCTTGGTCAGTCCCACCAGACCGCCGGGCGACCACTCGCCACCGGTGCCGGTGCGGAAGACCGGGTCGAACCACGCGTGCACGGCGCCGACCGGCGCCTCCACGATCTGCACGCGGATCCGCGCGTTGACTGCGTTGTCCGGTGCTGCAGCGGTAACCGAGCTGCGCTGCGCGGAGTCGTCCAAAATGATGTTGCCGCCCACACGGCCGACCTCGGCGTCGGCTGCGTCAGTGAAGTGCAGCTCGATGAACGCCTGCTGGCCACCGCCGGCCGTCCCAGTGGCCATCGAGATGGTCGCAGCGGCGGTGTAAACCTGTCCCGGGTAGACGGGGTAGGCGTCCGAGGTCGTGGCGCGCATGCCGCCGGTGGCGGTGGCGGTCATGGTCGAGATGCGCGAGCTGTGCGCCGAGGCGAAGAAGACCTGGTTGGACACCGTGGCGTTTGTGTTGGCCTGCCAGCCGGAGAAGTTACCGGCCACCGCAGGGGTGAAGAAGGAGTCCCGCCCCTGGATCGAGATGACGATGCTCGCGTTGTCCGGATCGACCACGGCGGTCATCTCCGGCGTGGCCGGTCCGATGAGGGAGACCTGGAACTCCGAGTACGTCCAACCGGAGTAGACCCCGCCCGTCTTCACCCGCACGTAGGCGCGGTACGTCGAACCGTTCGTGAGGTTGGTCGAGACCACCGCGCTGCGCGTGAGACCGCCAGGGTCGGTCAGCTCGCCGGTGTCCCAGACCGCCGTGGCGGTTCCCGGGTTCCACGTCGCGCCCTGGCCGGTGTACGTGGCTTCCGCCAGGATTCGCACCTGGTAGGTCTGCTGCGGGTCGTTCTCCGGGTCGTACGCCGTCCACTGCACGAGCGGCTGGGTGGTGATCGCCACATCGCGTGGCGAGATGATCGTGACCTGCGCCTGCGCCGAACCGGTGACTGTCGCGCCAGGGGAGTACGGCGACTTCTGGTTGAAGTCATCGAGAATGGCGACGGAGAAGGTGAAGGTCTGACCGTTCGCGATCTCTGTCGGTCGGAAGGCGTACTGGCTCTGGGTGCCTGACAGGAGAACTTCAGTGGTGGAGTTCCAGTTCAGGCCGTTCCACCACTGGTAGCCGCCGCCGGCCACGATCCGCCGGATGGCGAACGCCGTCTGCGAGCCGGGCCCGTAGAAGGTGTTGTTCCAGTCCATGGAGAAGCCGGCCGAGAGGTCAGCCGTGCCACCGTTCTGCGGGAAGACCATGGACGGCGCGAAGGGCGGGACAATGATCGTGAAGGTCGATGTCGCCCACTGGGAGTACTGCAGCGCGCTGGTCGGCAGCGGCGAGCTGGCGACTTTCACGTAGGCGCGGTACGTCTTGTGGTTGACTAGGTCGACCGGACTCACCAGAGACGACGTGGCGCCGGCTCCCGAGGTGGAGAAGGCCGGGCTGGTGTAGTTGTCCGGGTTGTAGCCGGCGACGTTGTAGACCTCCGACGGCACGACCTGAGCGATCCAGCCGTACTGCGGCTGCCCGTCGGGGTCTGAGAAGGTCCATCGCAGCGTCGGACGAGCGACGGTGACGTTGCCCGCCGGTGCGGTGATCGTCGCGACGGGTGGGTTGGACGCGTAGACGACGCGCTCGACCGACCGGTCGCTGATGAGGCCACCAGGGTCCTCGGTCTGGACCGACCACGAGTAGGCGGTGTTGTTCGCCCACTGACCGGCCGGGATCGTGACCGTCTGCGCTGAGCTGGCGATCCGCGTATCCGTGCTGACGAAAGTCGTGCCGTTCCAGTAGTCGTAGACTCCGCCGCCCTTGTTCCTGCGGAAGCGGAAGGCCGCCTGCGGGTCACCGTTCGGATCGTTGTGCGTCCAGGTGAAGACGCCACCGGCGTTGCTGAGGTCGCCGACTGAGTTGGCCGCCGGAGTAAGCAGAGTGGGAGGGTCAGGCTTGACGTTGGACGGGGTCGCCGTGATGACGATGTACGGGCGCCGGGTCGCAGTCGTCTCGGTGTGCGGCAGGATGTCCGCGCCGTTGTCGGTCGGGCTCGTGGCGGCCGGGCCGAACATGATCCCGGTGGTGACGCCGTCCTTGAACTCCTGGCCGATCGTGGCGCCGATGCTGACGCCTGAGACCGTCTGGTTGGTCATGTTCTGGCTGAAGGAGTAACGGACGCGGTCGGTCGCCATCCGCGAGCTGGCCGCGCTGTTCGGCAGCGCCGTGTAGTTGTGCGTGCCGATGAAGAAGACGCACTGCGTGCCCTCGACGTCGTAGACCGTCCAGTTGAGCGTGCACGACTGGACCGTGTGTCCAGCCAGCTTTGCCCGGATGTCGGCCGAGTCGAAGATGACCATCGCGCGCTGGTTGTCGCTGTGGTGGTGCCCGTCAGCGCCGTAGCCCTGGTGCAGGTGACCCGAGTTGTGCTTGTTGTTGTTCTGGTCGTAGTTGTTGGAACTGGTCGCGTAGAACGGGAAGTCAGGCATCGGTCAGCTCCTCGCAACCAGTTCCTGGACGATCTGATTGCCGAAGGCCTGCAGCGTGCCCTGCAGCTGCCCGACAGTCACGTTGTCCAGATTGCCATTGACCTGGACGGTGGCTTGCACAGCCCCCTCCGCGACCTGCGTACCGCTGGCGGTCGAGCCGATGACCTCGGTCGCAGTGTTCAGCAGCGAGGTCGCCGTCTGGGTCGGCGCCGTTGGCACCGCGCCCACGCCAGCGCCGGAAACGCTGGAGATCAGGTTGCTGATCATCTCCGAGATGTCGACGCTCACTCCGCCGGCCTGCGCGGCGATCGAGGACTGGATCGCCGAGAGTCGCGCGGGGTTGTTCAGGATCGACTTGGCGACATCGCCGGCCTGACCGAGCGCACCCGCCTGCAAGGACATCCACAGCTCGGGAGCGATCCGCTGGATCGTCTCCTGGAACATCCGGCCGATGTCGCCGGTCGGCAGCTCCGCGCGCACCGGGCGCGGCGGCGGAGGCGGCGGGGGCGGCGGCTGCGGCGGACCCGGACGCGGAGCTTGCGGACCGGCGCCCTCGCGCCACCACGTCCGATTGCCGACGTAGTCGAACGGTCCCATGTCGTGCGGCGAACGGTTCCGGTGCCACGAGTCCTCGTCGCCCCAGTAGTTGTCGTGGCGGTTCCACCAGCCGTGGTGCCCACGACGACGGTCCCAGTCGTTGTCCCGGTCCCAGCCACGGTGCCGGTCGCGGTCCCAGTCGCGGTGGCTGCTGTTGCGCTGGTGCCCACGACCCCAGCTGCCGCCCCACCAGCCGCCGTCGCGGAAGCCGGCGATGAACTTCCTCGGCTCGATCGGCAGCACCGTCTCGGCGTGACCGGTGTTGTTCATGGACAGGCTCATGCCCCTGGGCAGCGCGCCGCCTCGGTCGTACCAGCCCATCTCCTGCCAGAACTGCTTGGCGGCGAGCGGGTTGTCGTACCGAGCGGCGATGTAATTACCGCCACCCTGAGCCTGCTGAGGCACCGTAGCGTCCATCATTCGAGGAGCAGTCACACCCGCAGGCTTGTACGCATTCCAGGTAGAATTAATGTGCTGGAAGAGCCCTGAGGCGGTGCTAGCCGGGTTCTTTGCCTTCGGATTCCAACCCGATTCTTTCTGCACGATCCAGCTCAATGCGTCCCATTGTGGGCCCGATCCCCAGCCGCGCGAAGCGAGCGTCTGAGCGACCTGCTGCTGGACGCCACCGGTGGGTGCGACTGCGAGACCGGCAGCGGCCGAACCGGTGGCGGCGCTGTTCTCTAGCATCCGGATGACGGTGTTCCGGAGGCCGTCCCACGACTTCTCCACGAAACCGACACCGACCGGCTCCAGCCACGGCGGAGTGTCCGGGATCAAGCCCCTGGCGAAGGCGAGGACGCCGTTCTTGCCGCCGAAGGTGGCGGCTGCGGTGTCAAAGACTGCGGCCCAGTCCACGACTGCCGCAACGGCGTCGAGAGCGGCACCGACCACGCCGCCGGTCGGTGCGTCCAGCGGGCCCCGATAGCCGATGTGTACGTGGTCGTGGTGATCGGCCTGCGTCGCGGCGCTGTAGGCGTGAGGACGACCGTTTAAGAGGTTCGACTGACGGTCGCCAGCGCCGTTGTAGATCAACTGGTCCGTGGTCGCGCCGAACGTGGCCGCCCACCACGCCTCGATGTCGGCCATGCCCTTGTTACCGGTGGGCGAGCCGACTGTGCCGGTCATGTCGGCCGCGTTGCCCGCCGGAGGCACGGCGTGCAGCGAGCTGCCATCACCAGGGCGGTAGCCGGAGGTGAGACGGGCGCCAGGGAACTGCTTCTGCACTACTGCAGCGATCTGGCCGGAGGATGCCAGGCGGGGGATGACGAGGTGCCCGCTGCGCATGTAGCCGCCGTCGGCGAAGAAGCGCTTGTCCTGCGGGCGAGCGGCGGACGGCATGAACTCCGGCAGTCGAGAGCCGATGTCGGTGTGCATCCGGCCCGTGCGCGCTGCCTCACGGAGTCTGGCGACCTCGTGGTGTCCGCCAGCTCCGCGTACCTCACGATCGCTCCAGACGTGCTCCTCGGGCGACAGCAGCGCCGGCACGCGGTCAGCGCGGCGTCCGCCGATGCCGGTCACGCGTCCTTCGCCCGCGTGACCACCGCCAGCGAACGCGGGGATGACGCCCAGTGTGCCGAGGCTGGTGCCCAGCAGACTGTTGATCTTGTTGATCGGCCAGTCGATGATGTTCGCGACAATCTGGATACCGCCTCGGACGACGCCCTTGATGTCGTTCCAGATGCGCTCGGCGATGGCCTTCGCGCCACCGAAGATGTTCTCGAAGCTGGAGACAACGCCGTTCCAGATCGAATCCCACGCGCTCCTGAAGGTGTTCAGTGAGTTGGTGAAGAAGCTGGAGATCGAGTTCCAGATACTCTCGCCGGCCGCGCGGATGGCGTTCCAGGTCGTCGACCAGAACGTCGAGACGGCGTTCCAAATCGACTCGAAGAACTGCCGATAGGCGTTGAAGGCACCGGTGAAGAAGGACGAAATCGCGTTCCAGATCGACTGGCCGAAGGCGAAGATCGCATTCCAGATCGACTCGAAATACGTCCGGATAGCCGTCCAGATCGACTCGAAGAACTGGCGGTAGGCGTTGAAGGCGTTCTCGAAGAAGCTCCAGATGGAGTTCCAGATCGACTGGGCGAACGCCCAGATCGCGTTCCAGATCTGGCTGAAGAAGTCCAAGATGTGCTGCCAGAGCGCTCCCCAGCCCTGTCGGTAGGCTTCGTACGCGCCGTTGTAGAAGGTCTGGATAGCGTTCCAGATGGACAGCGCGAACTGACGGATGCTCTCCCAGATCTGCTGGAAGAACTGCATGACTGTGTTCCACAGGTTCTGCCACAGCGCGTAGTAGGCGTCCCACGCCTGCGAGAAGAAGGTCGACACGGCGTTCCAGGCAGACACCGCGTACTCACGAATGGCATTCCAGATATTCTGGAAGAACGCCATCATGTTGTTCCACAGATCAGTCCAGAGCTGAGAAAAAGCGTTCCAGACACCCTGGTAGTACGCCTGCAGAGCATTCCAGACAGTCTGCGCCGTCGCGTAGATGGTGTTCCAGATCTGACCGAACATCACGTGGATGCCGACCCAAATCTGGTCCCAGACCTGGCCGAGAATCTGGAAGATCGCCGTGAAGTTGTTCACGAAGTTGTTGAAGCCCTGGACGGCGGCAGCTTCCAGAACGGCCCAGCCGGTGGTCCAGGTGGTCGTGATCGTGTTGATCAAGTTTGTGAAGAAGTCCAGAACGGTCTGGACCATGCTGTTCAGACCGTTGAGCAGGCCGGTGATGATGTCGCTACCGAAGCCGGCGAAGATCGTCGAGGGGGAGGCCACGCCGAAGGCGTCCTTGAAGCCCTGGATGAACTGGTCCCAGAGCCCGCCCAGCCAGCCGGTGAAGCCTTCCCACGCGGCGGTGATGCCGTTCTCCAGGCCCTGGATGATGTCGTTACCAGCCTGAGTCAGCCACTGGTCGGCCGCCTCCAGCGTGGCGGAGATGCGCGCGGGCAAGCCTTCCAGCCACGCGATGACCCGGTTGCCGGCGTCCTCCGCTGCCTGCCAGAGGCTGTTCCAGGTCTCTCCGGCCCAGATGATCATTGAGACTTTCAGGTTCGTGAACCACTCACTGATGCGCGCGGGCAGGCCCTCCAGGTACGCGATGGTGTTGTTCCACGCCGTCGTAGCGGACGTCGTAACCGAGTCCCAGGTGGACAGGGCCCAGAGGGCGATCGAGATGCCGAGTCCGGTGAACCACGCCTCGATTCGGGTGGGCAGCGCGTCGAGCCACGCCATGGTGTTGTCCCACGCCGTGCTGACGGCCGTGGTGACCGAGTCCCACGTCCGACTGGCCCACGCCCTGATCGACGCTTCCAGCCCCTGCCACCACGCATCGATGCGGGCCGGCAGCGCCGCCAGCCACGCCATCGTGTTGTCCCACGCGGTACTGACCGATGTCGTAACCGAGTCCCACGCCCGAGCCGCCCACGCCTTGATCGAGGCCTCGATACCCTGCCACCACGCATCGATCCGGGCGGGGACGGTAGACAGCCACGTCATCGTGGACTCCCACGCCTCGGTGGCGGCCTTGTAGAGCCAGTTCCAGGCGTCCACCGCGAGTCGGGCGATCGTGCCGACCATGAAGCCGAGGCCGTAAGCGATCATGCCCGGTAGCTCGGCGAGGAAGCTCAGCAGGTTCGAGCCGGCCGTCCGAGCGGCGCTGACCAGCCACTCCCACGCCGCCGTCGCACCGCTGGCGATGGCTGACCCGAGCGAGGTGAGCGCGCTGCCGATCATCCCGGGCAGGCCGGCGAAGAAGGCCATGACCGAGTTCCACGCGTTGGTCAGACTGGTGAGCAGTCCGTTCCACAGGTTCGAGAAGAAGGTGCCGATCGAGGCGAACGCGCCCATGATCGCGTCACGCGCCTGACCGAAGAGACCGCCGAACCAGCTGGCGACCGTGCCCCACGTGCTGGTGATCCAGCTCCACGCCGCCGAGCCGGCCGAGGTGATCGCGGCCCACGCGGTAGCAGCGGCGGCTTGGATGTTCGGCCAGAGGTTCGAGAAGAAGGCCTTGACCTCCTCCCAGTGCGTGATGATGAAGACCGCCGCGCCGATGACTGCCGCTGCCAGCGCGATGAACGGGTGCGCCATGATGACGCCCCACAGCGCCGTCACGACGGTGCGCAGGATCGAGAAGGTCGACAGCAGGAAGGACAGCCCAGGGCGGAGGAGGTTGAACGCCGCACCGAGGATGTTGAAGGCTGTGCCCAGCGCACTGGATGCCGCCACCGCCATCGTGATGTACGGCAGCACGGGGCTGAGGAACTCCAGCAGACTGGCGAAGCCAGAGATGACCGGCGTTAACGCCGGAGCCAGTGTGACGAAGGCGCCGGACAGCTGCAGCACCATCGGAATCGCCGGCATGAACCGGGCCAGCCACAGCAGCAGCAGTGGAGCGAGCGGTGCCGCCGCCTCGATCAGTCGAGAGATAGCCGGCACGGCGTTGACGAAGCCCTGCACAATTTGCGGCAGGTACGGCGTCAGCAGTTCCATCGCCCGGACGACGGCGCCGCCGAGCAGTGTCGCGAGCTGGATCCACAGCGGTGCGGTGGCGGCCAGGATTTGCGCGATGGCTGTGAAGAGCGGGGAGAGCGCCTGGAATACCGGGACGATCATCCCTGCGACCACCGTCGCCACATCGTTGAACGCCGGCCCGAGGATCTGCAGGGCGGGCCCGAGCGAGTCGGAGATGGACGACACGAGCTGCAGGAAGACCAGACCCATCCCGCCGAAGATCGGCGCGATGTTGACCACCAGCTGACCGAGCGAGCGCAACGCTTCTGCCAGGGGGCCGTTGAGCTGGGCGCCGAGGATCAGGCCGGCCTCGAAGAGGTCGGTGAGCACGTCGAGCAGCGCGCCGATGACGTCGTTCAAGCCCGTCAGCGCGGCCTCGACGGTGCCCGACTCGCGTAGTCGGACCCACATGTTCTCGAACCGGGAGGACGCGGCGTCGATGGCGTTGGCCAGGCCACCGAGGTACTGCGAACCGTCGGCCGCCATCATCAGCAGGTTCCACGTCACCGACGCGATGGCAGGCGTCAGCTTGTCGATGAAGACGGCGGTGTTGGCGAGGATCGTGTTGATCGCTTCCAGACCGCGCGCTGAGGTGACGGTGCCGGCGAGCCCCGTCGCCATGCCGACGAGCTGTTCCGCGATGACCGTCAGCGGGCCTTCCATCGCGTACAGCATGTCGTGCAGTTGGTTGAAGGCGGCTGGCAGCCCGCCAGCGAAGACTGCAGCAAGCCGCTCGCGCAACGGCACGAGGGACTGACTGAAGTGCGCTGCAGCGACCTGTGCACCGCTGATGCCCAGCGCGAGGACACCGCCAGCGGCGCCGACGGAGAACAGCAGGCCGGGCAGTGCGGACAGGGCGCTGGCGGCGATGCCGAGAGCCGGCCCACCGAGCCCGGCGATGGCGGTTGCAATCGCAAGGGTTCGTGTCCGCATCCCGCTGAAGGCGGAGTCCGCCGCACCAGCAGCAGCGGCCACCTGCCCCAGCTGCGTGGTCGCACCGCCCGCGTCCACGTTCGCCGTGATGTCGATTCGGCGCCCGTCGAGCCCGTCGACCAGCGCTGTGAGCGCCGTCAGCTCCGCTATCGAACCGCCCATCTGCACGTCGATGTTGACGCTGATCCGGCGCCCGTCGATGGAGTCCAGCGAGTCCTGCACGTGAGCCAGGGATGCTCGGAACGCCGCCTGGTCGATGCCGACCGCCACCGACAGCTTGCGAGACGCCAGGGCGCGCTCGAAGGAGTCAGCGAAGCTGTCGGCGGAGTCCCGGCCGGCACTGTTGAACGCGGCCTTGATCGTGTTACCGATGCTCCGCCCGATCCGGGCGAAGCTGGACATGGTGGATCGCTCGAACTCGTTCGAGAAGCTGTCGCCGGAGTCCCGGCCAGCGTTCTGCATGGCCCTGCGCAGTGCGCTGGAGATCTCGCCCTGGACGGCGTCGGTCAGCGCATGGATCTCCACATATGCGCTGCCGACTACCGCCATCGGGCTACCTCTCTCGTGCGATCTCCTGCTCGTTCACTGCAGGCCCTATCTGAGCGGCGCTGACGTGTTCCGGCTGGCCCTTCGCGAGAACTTTGTCGATCCACTCCAGCTTCTTCTTCGTCTCACCGCCCAGACCCAGGTCCAAGAAGGTCCCGAAGGTGAGATCGGTCAGGACGCCGAGACTGCATCCTCGGACGTCCCACCCCGCCTGAGCCGCTCGCGCCGCGACGACCGATTTGTACCGGTGCCACCACGCCGCGATCCAGATGAACTCTTGGTAGGGCGCGACGTGTACTGCTCGACCAGCCAGAGAACGGTCTCGACCAGGTCTTCGATCTGAATGCGGACCTTGCGATCCTTCAGAACCGCCTGCAGCCGGCCGAGGGAGGACGTCGGGTCGACGCCGGGACGAACATAGGGAAGCTCGTCCTCCAGCTCCTCCTCCGGAACGTCACCCTTCTCCTCGTTGCGGGCACGGATCTCGTCGTTCTTCTCGCGGATCTCCTTGTTGTCCTCCGCGATGCCCTCCAGCTCCGCCTGCGTGTGGTGGCGCAGCGGGCGCTCGGGGTCGTACGGGCGACCGGTCCATGACTCCGGGTCCTCGCCGTCCTCGGTCTCCACGACGACGTCAAAGATCTCCATGACACCCTGGGACTGCTGAGCGACGGAGCCGGACTCGACCTTGCCGATCATCTCCATCAGGAGCGCGCCGTTCGCGTACTCACGGCAGAGGAGATCCTCCTCCGGCCCGAGATCGAATGTGATCGGCTCGGGCTTCTCGCGCTTGCTGGGAGTGCTGGTTCCGAACTTCCGGTGCGCCACGATCTTCCTCCATCATCAGCCAAGAACTTCCTGGTGATTGGAGCCTACAGACCAGGCAGAGTGCTCATCGAATAGTTGACAGGGCCTCGTAGCACCCGATGGTCTTGCCGACCCAGCAGGAGGTGATTCCAGGAAGTTCCATCACGTCCAGGTGTGACCACGTCTCGACGTGTCGTTCGTGCTCGTTCCCGAACATCGCACCTTGCTTCCACTCCACGATGGGGATGGAGAGAAGAACCGCCTTCTCAGCGTGGTCTCTCGCGCGTTCCCACAGTGCATGAGCATCAGATCGGCTCATGTGCTCTAGAACGTCGCCCAAGATAACAACATCGGCTGTGGGGATGTCACACGTACGAATGTCTCCGATGATGACCGAGTCGTAGCACCGCCAGAGCTTGTGCTCGGAGACGTACGCGGCGTGGATCTCCACCGCCGTCATGTGCGCGTCGGGCAGGGACGGCCGGAGTAGACGGGCGTAGGTCCCAGCCCCCGCTCCAAGATCCAGGATCGTCTTCGGCTCCTTCGCGAGGATCTTGTTGATCAGCCACGGCTTACCCTCATCAGCTGACGTAGGCACAGCTCACCACCTGTCCGATCGTCCGTGAGTGTGCTGGGTGTCGCCCATGTGCCAGCGCCAGGTGCGGACGGGCAGGTGGGAGAAGGTGGCGCCGAGATCGAGCAGGGCCAGCCACATGTTCCAATCCTCCCACGTGGCCCCTCCGATACCGTCTGTACGGTTCCGGAACCCGCCAGTGGCCTCGACAAGATCTCGACGCACCAGGACGGTCACGGGGATGTAGTTGTTGCGCCTCAGCGCCTCAGCGTCGAACGGGCGACCCTCCCAGCCGAGCGGATCGAACCCTTCAACCACGTCGAACCACGGGTAGACGAGGTCGGCGCCGGTCTCGCGCTGGTGCTCCACCAGTCGCTCGATGTGCCAGGGGTGTAGCTCGTCGTCGTCGTCCAGGAAGGCGAGCCACTCCGAGGAGGCCTCCGCCACCGCGCAATTCCGGGTGGCTGCAGCGCCCCTGCGCGCCGCATCGAGCGCGATCTGAATCTCGCGCACTGGAAGGGTCTGGCGCTGTACGGAGCTGACGGCGCGCCGCAACAGATGGCCCCGTGGAGGGATCGTCGGAATGCAAACCGCCACATCCGCCGGCTCAGCCACCGGCCAGGGGGAGGTTGTCCGACAGGTACTTGTTCGGCTGCGTGCCCGGGTGCATCACGGACTTGGCGAAGACGACCTGCCCTCGACGGTTCACGTAGCGCAGCACCTTCGCCCGGCGCGCGGTGATGACGTGCGGGCGGGTGCCGTCGTGGTGCAGGTGGGCGTACGGCACGTTCGACCCGACCCGTTGACCGACGTCGCCACTGGGGCGGGTGAACCACTCCTTGTGCAGGTTGCCTCGCAGCTGACCGGTGCGGACCCCCACGTCGCCCCTGGCGGCCTGCAGCACACGACTGGCTCGGCGGTCTATCTCGCGCCCCACGGGGCCCGTGTGGCTTTTGAACACTTGGTCGTAGCCCGGCTGATCGGGAACGACGATGCGGTCGGGCACCGGATCAGGGTATCGCGACCTGAAGCAGCATCGAGACGCCCTGCATGTCCCCCGACGGTTCGAGCACCCCGACCGAGGCGACCACACCCGCCTGACGCGGGTCGCACGATCCGGCGGCCTCTAGCAGGGCGAACGAGTCCTGCATGGTAACGAACGCGTGCTGCGTGATCACGCTGTCCGGCGCCGGAAGCAGGCCGCTCGCCGAGGACAGCTGGGTCTGCCGGTGCAGCTCGATGTTGAACGAGGCCGTCTTCAGCGCGTCGCCCTTCATCGGCTGGGTGAAGTCGTTGCCCGGCAGGCCAATCGACGTGCCGCCGTACATGACAGCGAGCACAGGGCTGTCGACCGTGACCATGCCGACGGTGATCACACGACGCTTCGGCAGCGGCTCGACGTACTCAGCCAGCTCCTCGTACTTGGTCACGATCGTGTCCAGCACGAACTGCGCCACGACGGGGACTGGACGATTCCAGTCCGCCGTCGTGGCGTAGAACAGCCCAGTGGGAAGGGTCACGAACCGTCCTTACGCGGACGACCCGGCCGGCGCTTCGCGGGCGCTTCAGCCTTCTGCTGCTCCTCGGACTTGCTCTCGGTGTCGTCCTGGCCGACGGCCGGAACCGTCTGGTCGGGACCATCGGCGACGTCGCCCTCGGCCTTGGCACCCTCCACGTCCACGGCCGCCTTGGCGGGCGCTTCCTGAGCGGCCGGAGCCTCCTTCGCCCCGAAGTCGGAGTCCGGGTGCGCCGGAGCGGCCTCCCAGACCTCCTTCGGGTCCTTCAGCGAACCGTCCGCGTTGCGGTAGGGGTCGTTGACCGAGGGCGTCTGGTTCGCGACCACGCCGGGATCGGCGTCCGTGAGGTTCTTCGGGTCGCGCGAGGTGAGGATCGGCGCGGGCGGGAACGGACCGACCCCGTCCACCTTCGCCTGCTCCTCGGTGGCGAGCATCTGACCCTCGTCCTCTGGCAAGCGGAAGGTACGAACGCCTGCGCCCTGCTCCAGCGAGTAGTCGGCCGGGTGATCGAAACCCTCAGCCGGCGGCACGTGCCGGCTCAGCTTGTTGTAGCCAGCGCTGCCGGGAGCGCCCGGCGGCTCGGCCGGCGGCTCCGTGGCCTCCAGGTGGTACGTGACCGACCGGGAGAGATCGAGCCTCGGCTCCGACAGCTCGGTGCTGTGCATCAGCTCCTCGCCACGCTTGCCAACGAAGTCGGCCAACTCGTAGCCCTCGATGGCGACGGCCTGGAGCGGCTCGGCGTCGTGATCACCCAGCTGCTGACGCGCCGGCAGGGGAACCGTCTCGTAGTCCTCGGACGTGGCCGTGTTCATCAGCTGCACGAGATCCTGCGGCCCCTTCACCTGCTCGGTGGGGACCGACGGCGCACGCATCGGCTCGGGAATGCTCATGGTGCTACCACCTTCGGCTGGTGCCGCATCCCGGTCGGGTTGGCGGCTTGGAGGAACAGGTCTACCTCGTACACACCGGTCTGTTGATTCCGGGCGAGTGCGGCTCGATCAGCATAATTGAATGTGACATTCGCCCTGGTGATCGACGTGATGTGCGAGGCAGGAAGGATGTCATCTTCCGCGTCAGTGCCCCTCACCAGTTCCGCGTACCGAGGATCGGCGCGGAGCATATTAGCCGCCAGAGCGGCAGCGGCGATCTGTCCCGAGGCTGGTGGATCCTCGCCGTACTCAATAGTCATCGTGACGACGGCACCGACCAGTCCCCCGCCCCAGCCCTGAGGTCCGTACAGACTTCGACCCCCGCCCGTGCCCACGGCGGCGTACGTACCGCCAGGGGAGAGCGCGGCCGGCGTGCTGGAAGAAACGATCTTGGTCACCGGCGCCCACGAGTTGAGTCGCACGTAGCCGCGCGAGTCGACCTCGAAGCCGGCGGTCACGGTCTTGCGACCCTGATACCGCCGGCCGGACATCGTGTAGAGCAGGCTGGTGGCTCCGTCGGCGACCTCCTGGAGCAGCTCGGCGGGGACGTTGCCGCGTACGCGCTCGGCAACGTCCTCGGAGCTGCACCAGGAGGTCATCCGATCAGGCCTCGCCGGACGCGATGCCCGCGCCGGTCTCCTCGTCCAGGACGCGCTGTGCGGACTGGATGAGCGTCTGACGACCGTCCTTGCCCTCGGACTTGACGACGGCCTTGGCTCGCGTCTTGTCTGTGCCCATCCACTCCTTGACCTCGTCGATGTTCCCCTGAGGAACTTCGAGGCTGTCGGCCGGATCGGCGACGAACTGGCCGCGCTGGTCGGGATCGCCATCACCAACGATGGGCCCTTGCATGTCCGGCTTCCATTCAGCCATGTCAGATCACCTCGAATGCGTTGGTGTTGAGCGGAGCCGAAGAGACTCGCGCGTACTGGTACGGCTTGGACGTCGGCCACGACCACCCGAGAGCCCCACCCACGCCGGTACCGGCGAAGTTCGGGTTCTCGTTACCCCAGCCACCGGCCGACCAGTTCAGGACGTCGTTCTCGATCGTCTTGTCGTCGGTCGGGTGCAGGAACACGCGCGGGAACATCCAGTAGTAGAACGGACGGTCCACGGCCTGGCGGGAGCCCGAGATCGCGTACGACCAGACCTCCAGCGCACAGCCGTTCGGCTGGTCGACCTCACCGGGCGAGGTGGGGGCCCAGCCGACGACAGTCCCGTTCTGGGTGTTGTCGGCGGTCAGCAGCGTGCCACCCATGGCGATGTAGTTGAACTCCGGGTCCGGACCAGCGATCTGGAGGCTGACCTCAATGCGCTGGAAAATGTCCGAAGTGGTGTAGGTGACGGAGAAGTTACCATTCGCCAACTGCTGCTGAATGTTATTCGCACCGTCATAGACCGGCGTGAACGTCACCGTCACGAATCGGTTCATCGTGTAAGCGTGACGCGTACCGGTCATGGCACGACCGGTCGAATCGAGCCGCGTCACCCGAAGCGCCACGCCCTGGACGGACGAGGTGGTGGTGAGCGGAGTGGGAGCCGTCATCGGTTCTCCTTGGTTAGGCTGCGACCTGGCAGGCGTAGACAGGACCAGCGAAGTCGGTGGCCCCGACCCGCAGTGCTCGGAACGTGGCGGTATTGCTCGCACGGTCGATGTACGAGTTCGAGTCGCTGAAGTTCACCTCGATCGGGCCGAGGCGGTAGTTGACCATGGAGGTCGCATAGATCCAGGTCGGACCAGCCTGCGCTGCAGGACCGGTGCCCGGGTAGCCGGCGCCACCCACCACGACGAAGCCGTAGTCGCGAAGCGTGTTCGCGTTCCGCCAGCCGTCGGGAAGACGGAGAGCGACGTCCTTGGCGGCGTGGATCATCACCGTCGGGAAGCCGGCGCGATTCAGCGCGCCCACCAGGAGCGCCACAGCGGTCTGGGGGGTGGCCGCTCCACCCGGAGTAAGAACGGTGGTGCCGGGACCGGCAAGCACCCGGTTGGGCAGGTTGTCCTGCCCCTTGATCTCGCCGTTCCACAGCTCCCGCTCCAGCAGGTAGGAGGTGTAGTCCTCCATGATCTGACGGGCGCGAACTTCACGATCTTCATAACGCACGATCATGGTCGAGACGGAGTCCTCGACCTCCAGCGTCCACGGAATGGTGCTGACGTTGGTCGGCATGGCGCCAGCGCCGACGTTCGCACCCTCGCTCCCGGTGATCTGCGAGACGTTGCGGACGATGTTGCCTGGAAGCAGCGGACGGTAGGCGTACCCACCCATCCACCGATCCGGTTCGTCGCCGCCGGCAGCGCGCGCTTGTGCGGTGCCGTCAGCAGCGAGGGAGAGCAGCCCGGTCTCGGCCTGGTCCACCCGTGGCGCAGGGATGTTGATCGCTGGGATCAGTGTGACCGGTGCGGACATGACTACCCTCCCTCGCTGTTAGACGTTCGGATCAGCTGCGCGGGGTGGCGCGACCGGTCGGCAGGATCGGCGTCGTGATCCGGAAGGACTCGTTGCCGAAGTGCGCGACGTTCTCCCACGTCTCCACGAACAATTGGTAATCGTTCGCCGCATTCAGCGTGCTGTCTCGGACGAGTCCGAGGTCCAGCGTGCCGCCGTCCATAAAGGCGAAAGTGCCCTCGGCGAAGAGGTACCAGATCATGTTCGCCGGGAAGGCGGCAATGCCGGTACGGGGCGGGGTCTCCGGGTAGACGGCAGTGATACCGGAGTAGTCCTGGCCGGCCTCACCGTCCAGCGCCCACGTGATGCTCAGGCCGCGAGCCCGGAACCAGCCCTCGATCTGCGCGTCGGCGATCTGCATGGCGGCGGCGATGTCGTCGCCACCCAGCATCACGTCGGCGCGGAGCAGGTTCTGGAACCAGACCGGCATGATCGCCCGGAGTCGGGTGCCCGGACCCATGCGGTGCCGGTTGCGGTACGCGGCAGTGGCCTGCTCGATCATGAGCAGCAGCTCGCGGACCGCCGACACCTGCTGCGTCCGACCGGTGACAGCCGTGGAGAGGGCACCGATCTGGGTGAGCAGCTGCTGCTCAGCCACACGCGCCTGGGCGACGAGGGCGAGCTGCTGGTGACGCCGGACCAGTTCGGGGAAGACCCGAGTGACCAGGTTACCGATGGTCATGATCATCGTGATGGCCTGCGTGTCGACGTACACCTCAGTGGGCGGGCCCACCCGGAACGACGGCTTGCGGATGGTCGCGTTGGTGGCCGCCGCGAGGTCGTTCGCGTGGGTCCAGATGCCGACCACGCCGTTGACGTCCGCCAGGGTGGGAGCCCGCATGAAGCGGACACCGCCGCGCTCGGCGCGGAACACGGGAAGGGAGCTGCGGACCGGACGGTCGGTGACGCCCACCAGGTCGAACAGGTCGTACCGCGTCTCGCGGAAGACGCCCATGGTGCCGCCGGCCGCCGTGATGGCCTGCGGGCTGGTGAACGCCTCGACCTTGGCCAGGTTGCCGGTCGCGTCGTTGGCGATCAGCATCTGGTCGGCCGGCACCTGCAGCTCTGCCGAGGCGACCCGGACCAGCTCACCGTCACCGCCGCGCGAGCCGCGCAGGGTGTTGATGCGGTTGATCAGAGCCTTGGCCAGCTGGGTGTCGGTCTCGATGACCTGGCCCATGCCGAAGCCCGGGATGTCGGCGGCGGCGGTGATGACCGTGACGCCAGACTTCGGCCGCTGCACCGGCTGGCGGTCGGCGGGAACCTCCAGCGGACCGGAGCCCGCCGTGACCTCGACGTTGACCTCCTTGCCGCCGGCAGGAGTCTCCTCCGCCTGCGCGGCGGGGGCGGCCTCCGCAGCGGGCTGCTCGACCTGCGCAGCAGCGGGCTCCTCAGCGGCCGACGTCTCGTCGGTCTTGAAGCTCGCCAGCTTGGCGGCGGCCTCGGTGCGGCGAGTCTTGTCGGCGTCACGCCGCAGGGTCTCGTCCCGGATGCAGATCGACGCGTCGGCCAGCTCCTCCAGAACGGCCAGCTCGACGTCGTCAGTGCCCTTGTCGGTGCTGATCTCAGCGAGAACCAGACCGCGCAGCTCGGACAGCTCAGTGTCCGACAGCTCGGTGACGCGAGCGAGCAGCTCACGAATCCTGTCCATGTCGTAGCCCTTCGTGGGTTTCAGTTCGGTGGGAATGCTGCGAACTCACGTCCGGCTACGGCGGACAGTTGATGGCAGCGTACAGCGCAATTGGATCTCTATGCGCAGGACGCCGCGATCCGAGATGCAAGCTCCATGCGACGACGTGCCTCGCCCTCTGCTTCCAGAGTGGCGAGCCGCGTCTCGTAGGTGTTCTCCAGTGCGACCAGCTGAGCAGAAAGTTTCTCAACCTGTGCGTGAAGGTCAACCTTTCGGACGTGAGTGGGCATACCGGCCGCCACGAGTGCGACGACCTTGTTGCCGGACGCCACCAGAGCGCGCGGCTGCATGACCGGGAATCCAGGCGTGTTCACCATGCAGACGGCGAGCAGTTCCAGCTCTCCGTCCCGCATCCGCCAGTCACCAGAAGGCTCCGACGCCCGGAAGGCACGAATCTGCTCCGGTGAGACGTCGGGGCGCATGGCACCGGCGGCCCAGATGCCGAACTCGTTCTCTCCGACCACGACATCGGCCACGGCCGACCTCGTGTCGTCGTAGTGCCGAACGACAGCGTCCGGGTCCAGGCCCAGCTCGGGGTGACCGCCGGTCAGCGTGAGCTGGCCGCAGCGGATGTCAGTGCCCTCAGCGGTTCGGACGGGTCGCCGGTTGAAGTACCTGTAGCCGGAGAAGTTCTTCGGAGCCTTCCAGTTCGGGTTGCCGGTGTGCGC